AGTGCATCTGCGAGCGCGAAAACGTCAAATCAATCGAGCTTGCAAGCGGCGGCTACGGCAAGGGGTACAAATCGGCCCTTGAAGAGTACTGGACGCGCTTCATTGAAGGATGCCGGGTTATGCGCGACAAGCGCAACATCGGAACCATTATGCTTTGCCACAGCGTCGATCGCGAAGTCACTTCTGCCTCCGCAGAAACCTACCTACGTAGCGAGCCTAAGCTGTTCGCTTCATCGTCAGGTAAAGTTGACGTTGCTGATTACCTGATCGGTCAATGCGATGCCTGGGGCTACTTTGGCACCGACATCCGCACCGTTGACAGTGCCGATAAGGAACGAAAGCTGGCCAAGGGCGGCACTAACTTCGTCCAACACTGGTACCCGGCTGCTGCACATCTCGCTAAGAATCGCTACGGCATCACTCAACCTATCACCCTCGACATCAATACCGGCTTCGCAGACTTCTGCGCCGCCATGAATCAGGAGTAACACCATGACGGACATCCAAGCATCGACCCTCACTCTTAACGGCGTCGAGTACGTACGTAAGGATTCCATCTCAAAGCACAGCGCGCCAATCGGTGACTTGCGCATCATTGTCGCTGATCGTGGATGGATCTTTGTTGGTAGGTGCGTTACCAATCCAGACGGAACGGTCACCATCACGGATGCCAAAAACCTTCGCAAGTGGGGCACCTCAAAGGGGCTTGGCGAGTTGGTAAATGGGCCACTCAGAGGAACAGTGGCCGATGCTTACGGTACGGTTCGCTGCACTCCTATAGCTGAAATCGGTGTTATCAATGGCTGGTAGTGCTGTGTTGCTGTTGAATACCGGCGACGGCGACGGCAACGGCCACGGCGACGGCGACGGCGGAGGCTACGGCAACGGCTACGGCTACGGCGACGGCGACGGCGACGGCGGCGGCTACGGCAACGGCTACGGCTACGGCCACGGCGACGGCTACGGCAACGGCAACGGCAACGGCAACGGCAACGGCAACGGCGACGGCCACGGCGACGGCGACGGCGGCGGCTACGGCAACGGCTACGGCTAACAACACATACGCCACTACGGCGCGTCAATCCTGACACACTAACAACACCCCCCCCAGGAGCAATAACATGGGCCTTCTCGACAACTACACACACAACCCCGACAACGCGGATACCGGCGGCGATTACTCACCAATTCCTGACGGAGAGTATACCTGGGTCATCAACGCTGCTGAAGATCACGTGTCAAAGAGCGGCAACGCTTCAACCAAGTTTGAATTTGTCATTGAAAACGGCGAGTACGAAGGTCGCAGATACTTCAAGTACCTGTCATCAAAGCCCGAAAACCTCGCCAAGTCACACGCACAGCTTGATGCGCTGTTACTGCTGGTCGGTCCTAAAGGTTTCAATAACACCCTTGACTGGTTTGTCGGAAAGACCTTCAAGCAGCATATCACGGTAAAGAAGAATGCCGAAGGCAAACTTGAGAATCAGATGTGGCTTTCGGTCAAGAAGGGGAACGCGCCTGAAGCCGCTGCACCCGCTAAGCCATCTACCCGTCCCGTTGCTGCACCCGCCGCTTCGTGGTAACCCCTAACAAAAGAAAGGAGAATAACACCATGGTTAAGAAACCCGCTAAAGACACCTACGCCAAGCCAGTCAAAGAAGGCAAGGCCGTCAACTTGAAGCCGATGAAGCCCGGCAAAAAGGGCTGCTGATCACTACAGGCTTGAGATCCGTGGCAGCGGCTCCGACCGTTTGCTAGAATGTTCTCCGCGTGGTCCCTGCGATATGGGCTTACTGAAAGAGTCGAAAACCAATCGACACTCGTTTAGCCGTTAGGATACCGAGGGCACGAGATAGCTACCGTGGACGCACAGAGTAGCAGGCGACAGGTCGGAAAGACGGCCATTCATGGCGGGAAGTGGCAAGCTGCGGACATCGGCAGCAGGTAAAGCAAGTGGGTGATGCCGCGCTAATGTTGGTTCGACTCCAACCCCCGCCACCACATATGCAAGACCTCCGCACCGCCGCCCAAATCCTCGGGCACCTCCGCCAATTTGATGGGCGACTTCGCCCAATGCTACGCAACATCCTACAGAGCAATGGCTCAATCGTGCAACTCAATCAAGAAAGAAGCCCAGCTATGACCAAACAACTCAAGCCCTGCCCGTTCTGCGGATCTGCTGATGTTTCGATCATTGACACCTCTGATTGGGACGGAAATGCATCAACCGTAGCGTGCGGTAAGTGTGCTGCCGGAGTGCGTGAAATTGGGCGATCTAATTCCCGCATCAAGGCGATCACTGCCTGGAACACCCGCGCCGCGCCTGCCCCGGTGGTCGAGGTCACTGATAAGATGGTTGAGCGTGCATGTGTCGAGTTGGCAGAAGGCGATTGGGCACTTTATGGCGAGGAATGGCAGGAAGTGACCCGTCGCGTCATGCGCGCCGCTCTCGTCGCCGCGTTTGGGGGGCAGTTATGAGCAACCGCACAATCTCAATAAATGCCGCGATGCTGTCGGTACTGCTGCCGGTTATTTTTTTTTGTACCTTTATCGGTTTTGGAGAAACAAATGAGCCGCGTGAAGCCATATAAAGCCAAGCGTCGGATCGCTGATTACGCTGCCATTGCATCGGCATGCAATCAAGCCGTCGAGCAATATCGTCACTCTATTCAATGGGCATTCGATCTAAGGAAGCCGGAATGGCCTATCTGCTTCCCTGATATAATGTCCAAGAAAAAGACATCTCTGATTGGTCGTGTTATGCAGGCAGAGCTTACCGCAATCATCGAGGATGAGCCACCATGGTATAAGCCGAGGACAGATGCTATGATTGAGAACGCACAACGCGGAGCCGTTATGCAGCTTGCAAAATATCTTAGCGAAAACGGTCTGGTATCTGAGGTGCGCGAGTCAGTTCCAGGGATTGGAGCTCGTTTAACCTTCACCTGTTTTGCCTGTAAGATTACGGAGTAACCATGACTGAACCTGAATCCATATCGCAGAGCTTGTGCGATTAATTAAAGAGAGAATCAAATGAAGACCGGCGACTTTTACCACAAAATGAAATCTACCGACAGACTTCGCGGGGTCGCCTGCGAAAAGTACGTCCTGCAAGAGGTGTATGCTTCCCCTGCTGAGATAGTTGCAGACCTTAAGATTATGGTCGCTCAAATCGACGCGCTAGAATCAAAGTTGTGTGATTCAAAGACTTCTTTGTCTAGGCTGATAAATGCGAGATTTGAGATTGAAACGGAAATTTCCGCCGCGTTTAAGAAATGGCAGTTCCTTTATGCTGAAACGAAAGAAATCAAATGAGTGAGCCTGAATTCATCATGAAGCCAATCAATGATCCTGATAAAGTCGTCTGCATCAGCTTGGAGTTGCTGGAGGCGTATGTTGAGCTTCAGCGAGCGGCTGAGGCTTGGGAAGACGCTGGGGATATTTGCTGGGGCGAAGAGAAGCGGCTAAGTGTGGCTATTTGTAACGTGCGTAAGGCTGTGGGCTCCCATGAATAGCTGCACACGCTGCGGATCATACGCAATAAACCCGGCAAGTCATGGCCGCAAAAAAGATGCTGATTTGGATTTGTGCGATGTTTGCTATTGGCGGAAGCGGGAGGAAGAGTTGCGGGCCGTTATGTTGCGTGGGGCGATTGCGGATATGGAGAAGGAGAAATGAGCCTAGCTTGTACCAAGTGCAAAGGACCAACAAAGGTCTACGACACACGAAAAGCAGGAGCACACGGGATCTGGCGAAGACGTAAATGCAAAACTTGCGATAATAAATTTACTACTGTAGAAAAGCCCGTTAATCATGAGTAAAGATAACGCAGAAGAAATTGCCAAAATAATGTGCGAAACAATGCAATACGTGTACCCGAATAAAAAGAAAGTTTCTTCAAGCGAAGAGGGGCTTGCGTACGCAGAAGCTCTAATGTCTTTGGTAAAAACAGATTTTACAAAATAAACCTTTTAACTCCTACTCACGGACACCTTGAGAAACATGAAACTAAGACCGTATCAAGAAGCCGCTATCGACGCTTTGCGTGGCGCATTAAATGACGGCATGGCCCGCCCCCTGGTGTGCATGCCTACCGGCAGCGGAAAAGGCCCGACAATCGCAACGCTGGTGCATCGCGTTCATCTTAAAGACCCATCTTCTAAGATCGTTATTGCCGTTCACACGCAGGAGCTAGTCGAACAGCTTTCCAAGACCTACGAAGCGATCAGCGGGACAAAGCCAGCGGTGTACTCGGCTTCGCTTGGCGTAAAGAAGATCGGACCTGTGACCTTTTGCCAAATCCAATCGATTGCAAACAAGGCGTGCGATTTCGGATCTATTAAATTGCTGGTTGTGGACGAATGCGACCGCATGCCCCTTACCGGGGAAGGCCAATACCGTACGTTTCTCAAAGAAGCCGCTATCGTTAACCCGAAGATCCGTATCGCAGGTTTCACGGCCACGCCGTACCGCATGGGATCGGGCTTGGTGTATGGAGAAGGCCAGCCGTTTTCCGACATGGTGTACGATATCGGCATCAAGGAGCTGGTTCACGAGGGCTACCTGTCGCAGTTGGTATCAAAGGACGGCGGCGCACCGGATTTGACAGGCGTTCATGTACGTCAGGGAGACTTCGTGGCGAGCGAACTGGAAGCGATCATGTCCGACGAGGACACCGTCGCCAAGGCATGCGCTGAGATCATGCGCTATGGACAAGACCGCAAGGCGTGGCTCATATTCGCATCGGGCATCAAGCACGCCAACCTGATCAGTGCCGCGCTAAAGACGCACGGCGTCGAGGCTCCTGTTATTGAGGGAAACATGGACAAGGCCGAACGTGCGCGATTGATCGCGGCGTATCGCAATAAAGAGCTTAAGGCGTTGGTGAACGTCAACGTCCTAAGCGTTGGTTTTGACGCCCCTCATGTTGATTTGTTGGCCTTGATGCGTCCGACAAAGAGTAGCGGGCTGTACTACCAGCAAATTGGTCGTGGTCTGCGGCGTGCTGAAGGAAAGATTAACGCTATGGTCCTTGACCTAAGCGGAAATATTTCTCGTCACGGTCCTATCGACACGTTGAACGAGCGCATAAAGAACAAGAAGAAGTCTGATAAGGAAGGCGTTGCGCCGACCAAGACATGCCCAAAGTGCCAAGAGATCGTCGCAGCCGGCGTTCGGCTATGTCCGTGCTGCGAGTTTGAGTTTCCGCCACCGGAGATTGCCAAGCACGACACCGTTGCTGCGTACGACACCCCCCTATCTAACTCTGAAATACGCGAAATCCCGGTAGACGCCATGACGATTCGCGTGCATTCCTCTAAAGATCCGAGCAAAGCGCCGACGCTGTGCGTCAACTACATGTGCGCATCGACCAAGATCAGCGAGTGGCTGTCGGTTGACGAAAAGGCGCATACGTGGGCACGACACAAAGCCAAGCAATGGTTTCGTGATACGCCATTGGAAAACGCCGACGGAAAGCAGATTGTCGTTCGTGATGATGGATTGTACGGAATTACCGCAGAAAGCGAGATTCGGCTAACGACCGCTATGGCGTGCGTTCAGTTCCTGGCTTGCATTCCGAAACCCACACGCATACGCTTCCAGACCACACCGGAATCGTCCAAGTTCCCCAAGGTGTTGGGTCGGAGCTTCGCGTGACCCCTATTGAACTTGCCCAAAAGGGCTGGCACCTTATCCCGTGGTCAAAGCGTGCTTCCTCAAGCCGCCAGCCGATGGTGAAGGGGTATCTCGGAACACTGCCAACACCGGAGGAAGTTGCTGAGTGGCATCGCAAGTGGCCGTCGTGTGATTGGGCGATCAAGCCTACGTTCCACGTCGTGCTTGATATTGAGATGAAGAATGGCCTGGACGGGGAAGCCGAACTGATCGAAAAGTTCCAGCCCTTAGAGGGTTTCCCTAGTACCAAGACTTTCAACGGGGGCCGTCACGTCTGGATGCGCGTACCTCATGACTGCACGCTCAAGGGCGGCGTGTGGATCGGTGACGCCCTGGAAGTTAAATTCAAAGCGAGCGTTCACATACCTCCATCGGAAGGGTACGAGTGGATAACGTCACTTGGATCGCTGACCGATGTTCCGATGGCTCCCGATTGGTTCATGGAAGCATGGGCCAAGGCCGCCCCCGTCAGTATCAAGGCCACGGAAACGGCATCGTTCCCCGAGGGTCAGCGACATGCGCTGCTATGCTCGGCTGCGGGCGCGTTGCGTAACCTGGGGTTGGGCGAAGAAGGCATCTTCCTTGGGTTGCAGGGCGTGCGTGCCGATCGCTGCGAAAACCCCGAGACGGTCACCGATGACGAGTTGCGTGGAATCGCCAAGTCGTACGCGGAAAAAGAAGCCAGCGAATCGTTCGATATGCGGCTCGCACGAGGCGAAGAGCGGGCCGTGATGGTCGCCAATTTCATGGCGCGTAAGATTGTGCATAAGGACGAACCCGACCGGCACGCTGACGAAAGCTGCCCCAGGCTGAACGATAGGCAGTTGCGCCCCACCCCGATGATTGCTGCGTGGGTCGATTGGGTTCTGGGCAACGCTGAGTGTCGTCAACCAGAGTTGACTTTACTTGCTGCGTGCGTAGGTATCGGTTGCGTCATGGGGCGTCGTCCGACGTGGAAATTCACCCATGCGAATGTCTACGGGCTTGGAATGGCATCCTCGGGATCAGGTAAGGATGCTCCGCTTCACTCTATTGAGGAGGTCCTACGTGCCGCTGGATGGGACGACCTTATAGGCGCTGCAAACCTAGGCTCCGACGTGGGTATGCTCGACCAAATCACCCAGCATCCAGACATCGTGTGGTCTATCGACGAGATCGGTATTCTGCTTGAAAACTTGAACAAGACGCAGGTTCCGACATACATCTCTAACATCATCTCATACCTGTTGCAGTTGTCGTCATGCAAGGCGTTCAACGGACGTGCTTTAAAGGGCGTAGCCCCCCAACGCATTGAGCAACCGTACCCGTGTATCTTCGCATGCACGCAGCCGAAAATATTCCTTGGTGCGTTCAATGAGCGCATGGCCGACAATGGGTTTTTCAATCGGTTTACGGTGTTCTTAGGCGAAGACCTCCCCAATCAACAGATTGACGTTCTTCGTGCAGCTCCGCCTGAGGATCTGATTGAAGCCTTGAAGTCGGCACGCGAGAAAGCAACTAGCCCGTTGATGAACGGATCGCACGGAGGAAAGCCGGGACCGGCTGAGATCGCTGCAACACCGGAAGCCCTGGAACTATACCGGAATAAGATAATCCACTACAACAGCATCAAGATGGAGCTGCGCAGTAAGGACGTGATGCGGGCCACCCTCGCAGCGCGCACCTTGGAGCGGGCGAACAAGTTCACGCTCATATACGCATGGACGCTTGATCCCGCAAACCCTGTTGTCACACCTGAAGCCGTAGAGTGGGGCTGCGAGATCGCCGAATTCAGCAACGCATGCTTGCTTCACTGTTTAAAGAACCGCATCGCATCACCGCATGATGAACTAGCGCGAAAGATATTGACCATCATTGAGAGCTACGAGCAGACAGGCGTCTCTCAAAGCGACTTCACTCGACACGCACAAAGCATCGAGCGAAACAAACGCGAGTCGATAATAGCGGACCTACAGCAGAGCGGGAAAGTTTACGTATTTACCAAGAAGAACGAATCAGGCCGAGTAGTTAAACGCTACAAGTCCGCTAAGTTTATCACACAAGAGGAGCGAACATGAACACTGAACAAGCTATCATCTGGTTTACCGCTATGGTAGACCGCACTCACGAAGCCCCGCCTGATGTCGTAGCGCGACTGCTACCACACGTCGGCACATTGAAGAAGTTTGCCGAAGCGATTGCCGAACGCGCTAACGAGCTGGCACGCTCTGACGAATTGCCGGGCTACACCAAGGGCGAAGGTCGCGCTAAGGCACTAGCTTGGGTAGACGACGCAGATCTCCCTGCTTTCCTGTATGAGAGCAAGCCCATGTCGCCAGCTCAAGCAATTAAGTATAAGCTCATTTCGGAAGATGCGGCAGTCAAACAAGGATGGGCCGTGCGTGGTGCTAGCGAAATGGTTGCTGTAAAGCTAGATGAGGTGAAGCCGGTTGCTGCCCCGCGTAGGGTTGCGCCACCACGTAAGGTTGTGGAGCCTGTTATTCCTGACGATTTACCGTTCTGATCATGAACCACACTACCGACTACCTAGACATCATCGGACCGGAGCCCGATCTATCCGACTATCGGGATTTGCACCGATGGGATAAATGGGGTGTGTGGTTCAGACGATTTTCAAAGCTAGCTTCGTTTTCCAACGGAACAGTTGACGAAGACGGAACTGTACGATACGCGCCCGTTCTACGCTCACAACGAACACGGATTTTTAGAGAGCTATGAAGAAACCTTCAATAGTTTAATGGAATCGCCTCGCGCTACCTACATGGGCGACGGATGGTTTGCGATCTACGAAAAGATTGAAGAAGGACACACCTCTAATCGGGAGCCGCCCACATGAACAAAGCAACCGTTGCCGATTTGCAAGCCCTTCTCAGCCACTTCAGGCCCGAAGATCCGCTAGTCATCGAATACACCAAGAGTGCGGACGAGGATGGCTACACGTACCGCAAGGAGCAACTCGTGACGCGGATAGCAATACACGGAAACGCAATAGTTTTTAAGACGGGCAATAAATGAAACTCAGTATCGACTTTGAAACTCGTAGCTTAGCCGACCTTCCAATAGGCCGCGAGCTCGGTGACATGTTCAATCGTTTCGACCTAGGGGAGGATTTCGAGTGTGTGCCGTGCGATGGGCGGCGATTGCTCCGGGTCGAGTATCCTGACTGGTGGGCGCAAATGGCTGCCACGGGGCACCGATTCGGCGGGGACGCTGAAGGCTCCAACGTCCCCGACTGCCGCTTCACGCCGACCAGCGAGACGAGCTACCGCATCCGCGTTCTCCCCTACAAGAAGTGACCATGAAACTCAGTATCGACTTTGAATCAAGAAGTCTCGCCGACCTGTCCGAAGTCGGTGCATGGAACTATTCGCTGCACGAAAGTACGGTCGTGCTGATGTGCGCTATTTCGGCTGATGGAGGAAAGGCTACGTGCTTTGATTGCCGCCAGCCGGACGCGCTAAACGTCGTCAAGATCATGCTGCAAGATGCGGACGAGATCCACGCTTGGAATGTCGGCTTTGAGTACGCCTTGATTACAAACGTACTTAAGCTGGACATTCCGCTGCTGCGGTTCTTTGACACGATGGCAAAAGCGTGTGCGTTTTCAGTGCCCGCATCACTGGGTAAGTGCGGCGCGGCGTTGAACTTATCGATACAGAAGGACACGGAAGGAGACCGGCTCATGAAGCTGTTCAGTATGCCCGCTAAGGCAGGTAAACTGAAGGGGCAGTTGCGTGACATGACGCCGGAACTCGAATCCGAATATGCCCGCTATATGGACTACTGCCGCCAGGATGTGGAATCCGAGATGGCGATTGGTGCAGCGTTGCCGGATCTGACGGGTGACGATCTGGCGTTCTGGCGCACGACTTGGATCACGAACCTGCGCGGCATTCCTATCGATATGGAGTTGGTCACCTCGCTTCAGAAGATGGTCGAGCGCGGTGAGAAAGTTATCGGTTCTGCCGTCAGCGAGCGTACTGACGGAGCCCTTGATGGGTACGTGCTCAAGAACAACCACAAGAAGGTGTCAAAGTATCTTGACATCCCGAGCGTGGCCAAGGCGTACGTCACGGAAGTGCTGGCCCGCGCGGATGTTGATCCCAAGACACGCGAGCTGCTAGAAGCACGGCAAGCGTTGGGCCGTACCGCCGTGGCGAAGCTGCCGAAGTTCAAGAACTACGCATCTGTTGTGGATCACCGCGTACGGGATGCACACCGGTTTAACGGCGCACAGTCGGGCCGCGATACGAGCCTTGGCATTAACCTGATGAACTTGCCACGCGGTGCGAAGTTCGATGTGCCAAAGCTGATTGCGTGTGCTAAGGCGGATGATTGGGAAGGCTTCTTTGAGGCGGCAAAGTATCACCTCGGTAAGAGCGGGCCGGTCCCGGTGCTGTTTGATCCGCTGGGCGCGGTTGTTGCGTGTCTGCGTGGCTGCATCGCACCTAAGCATGGCGTCCTGTATCAGTGCGACTATGCGAGTATCGAGCCGCGTGTGCTAGCTTGGTACTCGGGCCAGGAGTGGGAGCTAGAGGCGTGGCGGAAGTACGATGCAAAGCAGGGGCCGGACCTGTACAAAGTGTTCGCTGGCAAGGCATGGGGCATTGAACCAGATGCGGTATCCGGCGATCAACGCCAGCTTGGTAAGGTAGGCAAGCTCGCTGCTGCGTACCGCACCGGATGGAAAACCCTTCAGACACAAGCAAAGGACGCCTACGGACTAATTCTGTCTGATGCAGAGGCACAGTTCATCATCGACGGATACCGTGCAACACACCGTGAAAACGTGGCGTTCTGGCACAATACCGAGAAGGCCGCAGAGAAGGCCGTTGACAATCCAGGTTCCGTATACAGCATAGGCAAAGCAGCGTACCGATTCGATGGCTTGCATCTGCAATGTCGTCTCGTTTCTGGTCGCAAGATCACCTACCCGTATGCCACCATGGAGACCGTTGTGCATCCTGAGTACGGTCCAAAGCGCCAGTTGCACTACATGCGCGAAGATGGTCCCGGTGAGGTGTGGCGCAAGATCAGCACTCATGGCGGGGTGCTTACGAACCACATTGTGCAGGGTACTTCTGGCTGCCTGCTACGCTATGCTTGCAACAACCTGGAAGCGGCGGGGTTTAAGGTGATCCTTCGTATTTACGACGAGATCGTAGCAGAGATGCCCGACGCTTCACGATTCGACGAGTTTCAACGCATTATTCTCCAGCTTCCGGAATGGGCAGAAGGTCTGCCTGTCAGTGGTGCTGGTTGGGTTGCTGAATGCTACAAAAAGGACGGATAAAATGAGTGAAAACACTATGCCTGTATGGATTATGGCAGGGGGTAATTGCAAAAATCTACCCGATGTCGTCAACCACCCACCGCACTACACGTCACACCCAAGCGGCATCGAGTGCATTCAAATCACGGAACACATGGGCTTCAATTTGGGTAACGCGATTAAATATGCGTGGCGGGCTGATCTAAAGAACAATGCGATTGAGGACTTAAAAAAGGCCGTCTGGTACATTCAACGAGAAATCGCTAAACGCGAGAAGACAAATGGCTGATACCGAACAACTACCTAACGAATGCGCGTTGTGCCTTGTTTGCGGCACCCCTGTCAGTAGAGGACGAAACATTTTTTGCTCGTCTGAATGTAGTTCAGAGGCGAAAATAGAGGCACACGCCTTATCAGTGCAATGCGAAGTCTGTAAGGCCTGCGGAGTTATAAAGGGGTCGGCTGCAATACAGGCATACCGGAAAACGGGCTACTGGACTTGTTCTAAAGCGTGCGGTGCGGCACAGAGATCAAAAGTAAGCAGAGCACGCATGTTGGCCAAAAGAAAAACTACCGACGTTCCTGAAAACACACCCTGTCACGTGTGCGGTAAAGATATTACGATAGACGACACTACTAAAATAGGTCTTTTGCGGAGAAGCCGCTATGTTCGAGGGGTGCCACAAACATGCAGCCGCCAATGCTCCGCTGCCGCAGGGCATGCGGTTCGATTTGCTGCGATAAGGGCTTTTGAAGCGTCTTGCCCCGAAACTACACCTTGTGGATACTGTGGCGCGGCTATTGAAATAAAAAGTGGCACAAGGTCAAAGCAACAAAGAAGACTACGTCTTCTGTTTCAGAAAAAAAAACATATTTTGTAGCACATCATGTTCCTTAAAACACACGAAAAGATATGAAAATCCAACTACCCGGTCTTGAACCCTGTGCTAAAGCTCGCCCCCGTGTCACAGCACGGGGTACGTACATG